CTACCTTTACGGAAGGGAATATCAAACTGGTCACCTTCCTTTCTTACTTTACTTAATCGGTCAATACGACCGATATATTCATCCACTCCGCGATTTATCCTGTGGAGTTCTTTAAGAGTTGACATTCCGTTCTTTGGGCACATCCTAACGTCGATGTTGTTAGGGAAGTATAATACATTGTCGGCCGGAGTCATCTCATAGGTTTTTGTGCTCATTCTTTGATCTCAACGTTTGCCATCACTTCAGTGAGACAGGCAACCAAGTTTAGTTCGTGATCTTGCACGAACGCATTTTTATACTGGTAGTCACCTAGTATTAATACTAACTGCGGGATGCTAGACGGTGAGACAAACTCGTACATTCTGTCATAGATACCACGAAAGATCGCAACAGGTTCTATATCTATATTATTTACAACCCAAGTGCGCATTCGTTTGAAGTTCTTCTCGCGAATTGCGTTAAATAATACCGTATACGGGTCGGATACGTCACTATTTAATCCTACTGGATTATTCAGAGTACCTGAGATAGAACCCTTCTGACACTCATTCAGTACACGTCGCCAGTCTGGTGCATGACGCATAATGATCTGAGCCACAGTATCGTTCTCGTACGCGACACCCTCAGTGTCTAGTATTATACGCAAACGACCCATGAATTGACCACACAGTGCGGCCATAGTTTTCTTGTCAAAGTTGAATTGGTACTTCGAACATCGAGAGTGCAACGGGTCAATGATGCGGTTCTCGAAGTTACATGTCATAATAAACCGACAGTTTTTAGAGAACTCTTCAATGAATCCTCGCAACGCCGGTTGTGTAGATTGTGGGTTGAGGTAATCGGCCTCGTCTAATATAACCACCTTATACCCACCGGACAGTGAGACAGACGACGCAAACTGTTTTATCTTACCTCTTAGGGTATCAATGTTACCCTCTTCAGAACCGTTGATAACGATGTAGTCAAGTTCCAACTCTTCACAAATCGCACGGGCCACAGTGGTCTTACCTGTACCTGCAGTACCCGTAAACATCATGTTGGGAATTTCACCACCGTTTACAATGGTCTGAAATGTATTCTTTAGTTCGTCCGGTAGGATAGTCTCCGCGACGGTCTTAGGACGATACTTCTCAACCCACAAAAACTCTTTACTCATACAACCTCCAATAATATAATGTACGTATTATACACGAGGTACATATGATTTGTAAAGAGTATTTATGGCGAAATGACCCCCCGTGCGGGGGGCAACACTGGCAGTGATTAATTTTCGTCCGCGTAGGCGTGATTGACCTTTGCGTGGTGTTCTTCGTCACGTCGAACGTATCTAATCATGTCGGACAGTTTAGCGTCCTCAAGTAAACCATAATATTCTATTGCAATCTCGGGTGCGGGAACGTCTTCGATACGACCCTCCTCAATCTCCACCAAGTACGCGTCATAACTTCGTACTGCTTCCTCTTCAAAGTAACCCACCATACGGTGTGCAGTCTTCGGAAAGAGAACGTAGAGAACGAGATAGTAGTGCCAGAAAACCGCCTGCGCAACAATGATGATGAATCTCTCAAGGACCGATGGGTGTACCACCTCCATAAAGAACATCAAGTGTTTACGCTCGTTCTCCGCCTCCGCAAGTAACTCGTGTATCTTATGTCCGTTACCACGTTGTAACCGACGCAAGCTCTTTAGGTGGGTCAACATCCCACCAATCATGCCTGGGACCCCTGCAACTGTTTCTAAAACAAGTGCACGGTGACCGTAGCGTTTACGAAAAAAAGTATCTGCGAAAAATCGAAAGAACGCGGTCATCGACTTTGCGAACCAATCTGATAGTTTATTAGTCATGCGTGAATGGAGCTCGAGGTCGGGGTCGAACCGACGACCTTCGCATTACTAATGCGATGCTCTGCCAGCTGAGCTACTCGAGCGTAATTTCCTTTTTTCTACAATAGACCTTACTATGTATATGCGAGTGAAGGCGACTATAGAAAAACCAAGAGTGACAATATTTGATATCCAGAATGGGTCGGTGATATTCCACATGTCGATAATCACATATAGGAAAACTATGTTCAGGGGATAGTTAATCACTGTCCCCATCAACACATGTATTGAGGTTTCTTTCGCAATACCCTTATCTAGTTTCACAACTGGGCTAACACATACTCAGGGTTAGACCGTTCATAAGGATCGGTTGGACAATCATCCATGTAACCGTCTTCAGGATAGAAATGAGTTACTACCATATCGTCAACCACCATCGCGTACCGCCACGACCGCTCACCGAAACCAAGGTTGCGTTTATCAACCAACATACCTAGTTCCCGTGCGAAGTCACCGTTACCGTCGGGCAACATTTCAACATTCTCGATGCCAAGTTGTTTTCCCCATTGATACATCGAGAACGCATCGTTGACTGAAGTGCAGTACACCTCATCGATACCCTTCGCGATAAAATCACCGTAGAGACGTTCGTAATTGGGTAATTGCTCGTTGGTGCACGTTGGGGTGAAGGCCCCAGGCAGACCAAAGATAACTACTCGTTTACCACCAAACATATCGGATGCGTTCTTACGCACCCAAACGAATGGATTTTCAGATTCAATAGAGTCATCTCTCTCACGCATGTGAAAGAGGACATCTCGTAAGATGTTGCCTTGCATAATATACCTAAATTTAAAAAGGGACGGCGTCAGGCGATATAGACATAATAATGTATATTCAATCGAAGGTAAAGAAACCTGTGCCGTCCAAACTGGATTAGTCTTCTGCTTCTTCCTGCGCGGCTAGTGCAGCCTTCGCGAGGTTTTCATAAAGTGCGACGACTTGGACTGCCTGATCACGTAACTGACCAATCGTAGTCAGTTCTTCACCTTTGAATGCGCCTCGCGCAACAATGGTGTCAATGACCGCAACGCAAGAACGCGCAACACGGTTAGAGAGATCATTTAGTTGTGATTGTTCAGGTGACATGTTATACTCCGTATGTTGAAGATTTTTCTAATGCGATAAAGTATTCGGTTTCTGATTCGGTAGACCGTAGGTTTGAGATGAGCTTGTTACTCACTGAGACCTCATAGTCCTCACCAATCAATTTTAAGTTACCCACACTCATAACATAGTTGAAGTCGGCACCTTCGGGGTACTCACCGTCAACAGTGATAGAGAATGAGTTAGAAGTAGAATCCGAACCATCAACTACTGCAATTTCGATTGCACCACTACTAGGTCGGATGTTAATCTCATCGTGACCAAGTGCAGCCGATGCGCGTTTTATCTTACTTAGTGTTTCGTTAGTGAGTAGAAACTGGACATCCGCAACAGGCATAACGATATCTTTCTTAGGTGCGGTCAACATCTCTGGGTCAGAGTAGAAGTACCGGACAGAAGAAAGACCACTACCATCACGGACAGAACAATTGTTCTCACCAAACTCGATAGTTGGGTTATCAACCAGATTAATTACTGAGAGAAACTCAGACAAATCGTAAATACCGAAAGTGGTAGGAAACGATTCTTCGATGACTGCCTTTGCAACAAGGTTCTTTGCAATAGACATGGTCTTCAGGGTGTTGCCCTCTGAGACAACAATGTTTGGGTTGATACTCGCAAAGTTACGCAAGATATCAACTGTGCGACTAGATAGTTCCATTAGTGATTCCTCGATTAAACATGGTAGCCATTATATAATAAGACATGGTGGTTGTCAAGTTATTTCTTTCATGCGACTGAAGTTCTTTTCCTTGTAGAACGACAACTTGCGTTCAAACTGTGCGTCCTCCAGTTCAGTCTTGTGAGAGATAACGAAGACGTTCGTGTCTTCCTTCAATGTTTCAATAATCTTCATGAGATTATCAACACCTTCACCGTCCAACGAAGAGTCGAACGTTTCATCCAGTATCAACAGGTTAGTAGATACAGAATTCTTCATCTTGGCAATCTGTCGCCAAGTAAATAATAGAGATAGGTCGATACGTTGTTTCTCACCCTCAGAGAATGAATCATAAGAGAACTTGTCACGGAACCGTGAACGGATAGTCTCGTTAAAACTCTCATCGAGTTCAAAGTGAACAAAGAAATCTAGTATCTGCAAATACTGGTTGGTCAACTGATTAATCACAGGAACGTACTGTTTAATAATCTTCGTCTTGATACCAGTGTCTCTCAACAACTCTCCTGCGATACGATTGTATGCAGACCGTTCGTTAAGGGTAAACTTCTCATCGGTTAGGTCTAATAGTTCTTCGTCCAGAACGTTCAGGTCCTTATTTGCCTGACCCATGTCACCTGAGCTATCAGCCATTTCAGTGAGGTCACCATTAATTTTGTCAATGGTTCTCTGCAGACGCGAAATAGTCTGGTTGTTATTGTTCAGAGTATTTTGGTCGGTCATGCACTGAGACATACGGAGTTCAAGGTCCTCAATCTCGGAAGTATATGCAGACAATTCTTCGTCCGCCTTGTTCATTGCGTGTTTTAGTTCACGCGCACGTTTAGTTGCAGCGTCCTTCTTATCTTCACGAAGGTCTTCTGCAATCTCTTGGTCACATGTGGGACAGTGTTCGTTCTCTTCGAAGAACTTGGCTTCCTTGACGACCTGCTTGACTTGAGATTGAAACGTCGCATAGTATTTGTCAAGTTGTTGTTTCAGTCCACGAACCTTGGAGAGATTCTCTGTCAGTTCAGGTAACAACACATTGACCGTGGATGACAGACCTGCATTGGTTTCCTGAATCTCTGCAATCTCTTTCTGCAACTCCGCAATCTCACTCTCTTTCTCTTTGCGATGCGCAGTATTGATGGCGGTTAAATCACGGATATATTTCTTCTGTGCGTTTATCTTAGTTTTAACCACCTCAATGGAATGGTTGTTGTTCTCAAGCTCCGTTTTGAGTTGAGAGGTTTTTTCCTTGAGGATAGTGTTCATCTTCGAGAAGATGTTGATATCCAACAAGTCTTCGATTACATCCCGTCGAGAGGTTGAGTTGAGTTGCATAAACGGGATGAACGAAGAGGAGCCGAGAACAACAATTTGGTGGAAGCTCTTGTGGGACATCTGTAAGACGTTTTTCTCAAGAACTTCTTGGTACTCTTTCGCGTGTGAGTTCTGATTAATCATAGTACCGTCTTTCCAGATTTCAAACTTGTTCGGTTTGATACCACGGACAACACGATACTGCATACCGTTGACGGTGAACTCTACTTCACAACGGCAGTCTTTGTTGTTGATAGTGTTTATCAACTGTGCTTTGGTAATCTTACGGTGTGGCTTCCCAAACAGTGCAAATGACAGTGCGTCCAACATCGTGGACTTACCTGCACCATTGTCACCAACAATAAGATTAGTTGGCTCTGTTAAGAAATCAATTTCGTTAAAGTAGTTCCCCGTCGAAAGAAAATTCTTCCAACGGAGTTTCTGAAATTTAATCATGCAATCTCTACGCTTTGCGCCTCAACCATCAACTCAGATACTAGACCCTTAATACGGTCTTTGTCTAGGTCAGTATCAACCTCATCGATATAATTATACACTAATGTCTGCGTGTCGTCAACACTAATGTTTACATCATCGACGTTCTCTCCACGGAACTCGCGGAAGTCCTCCGCAATCTTGAGTTCGTGTATTCTCTGGTTGTTGATGCGTTCAATATACCGTTCGAATTTTTTTACATCTGAACGATTAGTCACTATAACTTTGACAAACTTATCATCAAGGTAAGACAAGTTTTCGAAATGACTCACCTCATTCTCATTATAGTAAATCTTGTGGTAGATTGTCAATGGGTTTTGCACAGGCTCCAGCGTGTAGGTCTCTGTGTCAAAGATATGGAAATACTTAGGGTCATGCGCATCGTTCCAGAAGAACTCCATCTGGGCACCCAAGTAATGAATGTTTTTACTGTGCGACTTCGTATGAAAGTGTCCGGACAACACAAGGTCAAAGTGTTCCAGTGGTTTTGGGTCCATGCCCTCTTTACAGATAAGACCTTTGTCCATTTCAAATCCAGCCAACTCGAAGTGACCCGCACATACAGGTGACTTCGTCTTAGATAGAAAATTAAGAATGTCTTTTTCGTTCTCAGGGTTTATCCAAGGTACTAACGCGACAGTGGTATCACCATACTTCATGTCCGTTGGTTCTTCGATGATGTTCACTTCGTTCATGTAGTGACCCATCAACTCCTTCAACGAGTTAAGGTTGTTCGTGTTTTTAAAATAGGTATCATGATTGCCTGGTATAATATCCATAGTGATACCATACTCGCGCAACTTGTCTAGGAAAATACGACGGTTGTGATTCAGGGCCTTGAGGTTGATTGTCTTACGGTTATCGTAGTAATCACCAAGGTGAAGAATCTGCGTAATGTTGTTTTCTAGTAGATACGGGAAAAAAATTTCTGTATAAAACCTCTCCTGATACTGCATAAAAATATCAGAAGAGTTACGGATACCGCAATGGGTATCGTTCAGTATAGCAACTCTCATAAAACTCTCAGGTAAAACTGTACAAAATACTAGGCAATTATACTATAGTCTAGGGCGTTTGTAAAGTATTTTATTCAAGGAACTCAGATAGGTCTGAATCGACATGCACTGCACGTCTCTTGCGCTTCTTCTCTTCTTTAACGTATTCCTTGAACTCTTCGTCCGCAGCCTTGACTGTGTCAATACGAAACCTCAACGTATCAACCAGTGAGCCCGCAACAGGTGCAGTGTCGTCATTGTCAAACAAGAACTCAGACACATCCGCCTCTGAGATAAACTTCAGTTTGATGTCCTGCTGCTTCTTTTCTTTCTGGATACGACGCAGGAATGCGTACCAAGAAATCTGTGTGAAATATGCGAATGCATTTGGTTTACCCGAACGTGTCGCAGCCTCGATATCATAATTCTCAATCGCCTTTAGACAATTCTCCACTGCGTCCATAACCATCTCTTCACGATATGTGTAACGGACGAAGTTCGCCTTGTGCGAGAGACCTTCTGCAATGCGCAGAAAACATTGCGCGATATAATCCGGCACTATCGGTACGGGGGTATCTTCTTCTTTTGCTTCCCGCACCCGTGTGCAATACGTAACGACTGATTCGGAAAATTCACGGTTATTTACGTAATGTGGTTTCTCTTTAGGTTTCATATACAACTCCCATTTAATACAGGCTATTATACCCTATTTTATGCGAGGTGTCAATCCAACACCCGTTCTATAGGCAACCCGTTGTCGCAACTCACTCGACGAAAATCTATGCGACCTATCATTAAAGTAATACTCAATACCGCGTTTGCGTCCAATGTCTTTCCCCGTGAAGTCTTTGTCACGGTACTCGTCACCAAGGATCTGTACATCGAGCTTATATAGTGACAAGATATCTTCGAGATCTTTCTCAGACTCATAAGGAATAATTTCATCGACATAACGAATCGCACTCAGTTGAGTGTATCTCTCAACCAAGGACTGTATTGGTTTGTTTTTCGTATCCGGTCTATCTATCGTAGGGTCAGTCTGCAAACCCACAATTAAGTAGTCGCACTGGTCCTTTGCGTTGCGTAACATCTGCACGTGTCCGGAATGTAAAAGGTCAAAAGTAGAGCAGGTAAAACCTATTTTCATAATATTTTAAAAAAGTGTTGACAGGTCGCTTAAATTAGTGTATAATCTCCTTTAACCAAAGGGGAGAATAATAGCTAGTGTGGAGTGAACCCATCGGTATCAGAATCCATCAACCGATAATCATTAACCTCACGTAAAAACTCTTCGAAAGTCTGATTGTCCTCATCTTCGGTTAAGAGCATAGTTCCATATTCGCGGTCCTTCTCAATTTGGTCAGCCAACTGTTCTAATGCAATTTCATACTGTTCTATCATATCGCTAGATGGTAGAGCGATAGACATAATCTTATCGGTCATCAACATGATTACATTCATTGGTGTATCTTGGTACGTCATAAAATTGCGAAAAGTAAAAAACTTAGAACCATCTTTAGCGGTATTCGACGCTAACATAAGAGCGTTGTTTATGCAAATAGACTCTTGGGCCTCATCGAGAACCTCACAGAGTATTTCTTCACCATTAGTTAGTTTGAGTTGCTTTATCGAATACTTCGATTTCATTGGTACTGCCTTTCATTGGTTTTAGGTCAATGGGATAGATTTTGTATCTGAACCCTTCTTTAGTATATATCTTGATTCTTTCGGCACTATGTTTCAGAGTAAAGTTCTTGTGAGATTTGATATGAAGATCGTCAGCAATATCAAAGAGCTTAGTAGTGCGACCGTCATCAGACTGACGAAGGCCACGACCAATCGATTGGAGAACTTTAACTTGAGATTTCGACGGAGTCGCAAATACAATATTATGCAGGTTGCGGATGTTGATGCCAGTGCTAAAAGTACCAAGAGAAGCGACGATAATAGCGTCATTTTGTTTCTCTACGATTCCTCTTATTTGTTCTCTGTCAGATGCAGCCACTTCACCGGATACGTAGAAGACCTTACGGTCTGGTCCAGCGAGGTCACGAATCATATCGTACAATACCTTACCGTGTTTCTCCACGAACTGAAACATCACGAGTGTATTACCCGTCTGGTCAATCGCGAGTTTACTAATGAACCGATTACGGGGTTCGTACTGCACAATGTAATCGAGTTCGTCTTGATACTTTTTGTCCTTCATGAAATGACACACATCATTGTGGTATCGCATGAGTAGAACAGAGATGTCAAGGTCTGCCAGAGTTTTGTCTTTTTGGAGTTCGACTGTGCGTGTGACTGTAAAGGTAGGACCGAACAATCCTTCCAATACCAGTTTATTGGTTTCGGTACCGTCGAGAGTACCAGTCAAACCAAATCTGTAACGTGCATTAATACACTTGTCCATCATGGTTGCAAGTGACTTGGCCTTGAACAGATGTACCTCATCACCGAATACGGTTTCGAACTGTTCAAACCACTCGCGTCCAAATTTATAGATAGACTGCCAAGTAGAAATTATGATACGTTTATCGGTCACCTTTTCTTTACCAGAATATATCCGGTGGCAATGTTCATTCACGTCATACCCATAGTCTTCGAAGTCTTTGTACATCTGTTCTACGAGTGATGTAGTGGGAACGACTACGAGGATTTTTCCTTCGGTAACGTCATGACAATAACGCATTAGGTTATAAATGATAAATGACTTACCACTACCTGTTGGGGACAGTAGTATTGACCTCAATCGTTCTATTCCGTGTGTGATGGCCTTGTACTGGTAGTCTCTTGGTTCAAACGGGGAACCAAGGTTTGCGAGGTATTTTACTAGAGTTGGGTGGTCAATATCGTCTTTGTATGATGGGATACCGAACCGTTCGTGTTCTAAAATTTCTAGTTGGTAGAATCGGTCTGCGCAGAATCGACGCAAATGTGTGTAGAGACCCACGTTCATCTGTTTAGTTACAGTGTTGTACAGTTTTACGCGGCCATCCCAAACCTTACGTTTATACGCAGGCATGAACTTATAGCCAGGGACGAAAAACGAGAAATACTCTCGCAATTCGTTCTCCTGTGCGGGATGAGCCTCCACAGCAAAGTAACTGTGGTTGACCATCCTTATTCGTATTTTATTATCCACCGGCCTCAAACTTTCGCCACTCAATCATATTCTTTACGGTTTGGTGTCTCCACTTTAGAGTGTCAACAATATCCTTTAGTGTATCTATAACAACTTTAAGGTACGCAATTCTCTCTTCGGACTTCTGTATCTCAGGGTCCGCATCATAGTAGAGGTCCATGTCACCCTTCAATATCTTCAGTCCATTGAACGGGTCTAACTCCCAGCCAGTTGCAACCAACTCTTCTTGGTCCATCTTACCGTTGTAATATTTCCACTTCTGCAACAACAGAGTCTTCTGTGAGTTCTCTGCGCGTTTGAGTTGCAGTTTCGCTAATGATAGATACTGTAGATATTTGGCGTGTAGACTAGGCGTCTGTCGTGATACTTCGTCAAGTTGGTGCTGAGGAATCTCACAGTCCTCAGCCCATTCCTTCTGTATAGAATCTAAATCCATCGTGTAAACCTACGGTGCAAAAGGTATAGTATATCACGGATTAGTGATGTAGTCAATACAATCTTGCCAAAAATCAAAGTCATGACCCAAGGTGTAACTCAGTGTC